GAAGATGGTTATCCATCAAACGGACGTATAGCATGGGCTTTATGGGGTGGTGATGCCGGTTTTAGGTGGTCAAAGAATATTCGTGATAGCTTGGAGAATGAAGATCGAAATGTAAGAGAAATAACCGGTGCAGTTCGTGAAGGGCTGAAAAAGAAGGTTGAAGATCATAATGAAAAGGTTGGCAATGTTGCCAGTAAAAGGACTAATCTTAGAACGCTTTCAGCCGTGTTTAATCGCGGTGTTGGTGCATACAAGACAAACCCTCAGTCAGTAAGGCCGAATGTAACTGGTCCTGAGATGTGGGCTTATGCTCGCGTAAACAGCTTTCTTTATGTGTTGCGAAATGGTAGGTTTCGATCAGGCAAGCACGACACAGATTTACTTCCGAAAGGTCATCCAATGTCCACAAAGCGATCTATTGAAGTCCGTCAAGAGACAATAACTTATAAGGTTATAGTGAAGCCAGGTGAAAATGAAGCCGGTGAAGGTAACAAATATTATATAGATGGAATGGCTGACGTTGCTCCATCCTTGGTGTTTATGGAAGGAAATACATATCGTTTTGATCAGTCTGATGAAAGCAATGAAACGCATGATTTGCGGCTGTCGGAAACTGAAGATGGAACCCATAATGATGGAGAAATATATTCTGATAATGTCGTTATGAATGGCGATGCCGGATCAGAAGGTGCTTATTTGGAAATAACTGTTGATGAAAATACACCCGATTTAGCATATTTTTGCTTGAACCATTCAGGCATGGGATCGGTGATTAATATTATTAGGAGTGCAGATATGGATGAAGAAGAAAGACAAATGGAAGCGGAAACATCTATTGATCGTTTTAGCCGTGAAGATATGAATACACGTTATCATTACATGGATAAAAAAGATAAAGCTATTGATCCTGATACAAGACGAGTAAAAGTTGGTGTTTCCAGTGAAGAACCAGTTGAAAGATCATTTGGATTAGAGGTCATTGATCATACTAAAGAAAGTATGAGTTTGGACTTCTTAAACAGTGGACGCGCACCTTTATTGCTTGACCATGACATGGAAAAGCAAATTGGTGTAGTCGAAAGGGTTGAACTCGATGAAGATGCGCGGCGTCTCCGTGCAGAAGTACGCTTTGGAAAAAGTGGACTAGCTTCAGAAGTGTTCGATGATGTTACTGATGGCATCAGACAAAACATCAGTGTAGGTTATCGTATCGATGGCCGAATAAATCGTGATGACGATCCGGAGGACTATTATCGGGTTGCCACCACACCTATGGAAATCAGTATCGTTTCAGTTCCGGCAGATCAGTCAAATCTGGTGGGTGTTGGCCGATCTGTTCCGGCAAAACCTAAAACTCAACCATCTATGGAGGATGTAACTATGACTGAAGAAGTCAAAAATGACATCAATCTGGATGCTGTTAAAGCTGAAGCAGTGAAGGCAGCAAGAAAGAATGATGCAGAAATCCTACAAATCGCAGCAAAGCACAATAAACGCGATTTAGGAAATGAAGCGATTGCAAGCGGCATGAGCGTGGATACCTTTCGCGGTCAGTTGCTAGAAGCAATCGGTGATAAACCACTAGACGTTGCTCCGGCATCTGTTGACGTACCTGTTAAGGAAAAGCGTCAATATTCACTTGGCCGTATGGTTCAAGCACAAGTGACCGGTGACTGGCGCAAAGCCGGTTATGAGCGCGAAATAAATGACGAGATCGCTAAAAACGTTGGACGCGATGCAGAAGGAATATATGTTCCAGATTTTGCATGGCAGAAGCGTGGTCCGTTATCAACAGCGGCAACAGGCGGTTCAGGTTCAGAAGTTGTATTTGATGACTTCGTACCAACTGCACATCGTGGCGATATGTTCATTGAAGCACTTAGAGCGCAACAAGTTCTTAGCGGTCTTGGCACAACATACATGAACGGACTAACAGGCCGGATCAAGATGCCGAAAATGGCAACTGGTGCTAATGCCGGATTTGTTGAAGAACTAGCAGATGTTAGTGATGGAGCCGGTACAGATGGCGGTGTTACATTGCAGCCAAGAACAATGGGTGCATTTGTTGACTTGTCACGTTTGTTGATGATGGAGAGCGTTCCGGCGATTGAACAGGTTATCCGTGATGACTTGCTTCGTTCAGCGGCAGACAGAACTGAGTTCCATGCGATTAATGGTTCTGGTTCATCAGGGCAGCCGACAGGTATCTTGAACACATCAGGCGTCAATGATCTTGATATTTCAGCGAATACTGATGTTGCTGCGTTAACATGGGCTGACTTAGTTGGTCTTGTGAAACTGGTTGAAGAAGATAACGGTGTTGTGAATGGCAACGCTCTTGGTTTCTTAACACACCCATCTGTAAAAGCGAAAATGGCACAAACTGTCAGAGTTGCGTCAACAGATAGTGTGATGTTGTTGAACGATCCTTGGAACCAGATTTATGGTTATCCGGCTGCATTTAGCTCGAACGTGCCAACAACACTTGATCCAGGTGATGGCGGCAGTGACGCGGCAGCAATGATTTTCGGTGATTTCTCACAGTTAATTATCGCATCGTTTGGCGCACCTTCAATCATGGTTGATCCATTTACCGGTTCCAAAGCAGGAACAGTAAGAATGGTTCTTCATGCAGAACTAGACGTTGGTGTTAGAAACGCTGTTAGTTTCGCAATTACAAACGAAATTGATCACTCTTAATAAGTTAATCGGTGGGGCAGAAATGCCCCATCATCCTTAAAAGGAAGGTAATATTATGAAAGTTAAGATTATTCAGAAATGTTTCACTGGACACGGTGGAAACATGATGGCCGGTGAAGAACATGACTTGCCAGATAGAACAGCCGAAAAACTAATCAAACGCGGTTACGCTGAAGCAGCGACAGCCGACAAGCCAAAAGCAAAAACGGCTAAGAAATCCACTAGATCAGTAGGATTAAAGAAGTCAGAAGAAAAGCTAGAAACACCAGAAAGCGGTGACTGATGGCAATAGGTTTTGCAAATGATCTGCTTTCATTGTTTGCGGTTGAGGATTTTGCTACTACAGCAACTTATCAATCGGCTGATCTTATCGGCATATTTGACAATGAAACAGTGCCAATGGATGCCGGTGGAACTGCACAAGTCCACCAAGAGCAACCGCGTTTCACTTGCAGAACCACAGACATTTCAAGCATTGCGGCAGGGCAGACATTAGCTGTTAATTCTGCTAATTACAAAGTGATCGCTTGGATACATGACGGAACTGGCGTGACAACTATTCAACTAGAGAAACAATAGATGGCGCACGTTAGACAACAAATAAGAGATAGAGTAGCATCACAACTTACATCGGCTGTGTCTCTTGTTAGCAGTCGCGTCTTTACGACTAGGGTGCATCCGTTGAATGAAGCATTATTACCGGCAATCAGTGTTTATACTGGAAGCGAAAGCAGTGAACGGTATTCATCCGGAGTAACAGACATAAATCGTGAATTGTCTTTGGAGATTGATTTATATGTTCGTGAAACAAGCACTTTCGATGATGATTGCGATGCAATAGCGGTACAAGTTGAAGAAGCAATGGCCGGTGATTTTACTATCGGTGGACTTGCCAAAAGTTCGGTGCTAACTTCAACGGAAATTCAGTTTGATGGGGAAGCCGATCAAATTTTAGGTGTAGCTAAGCTGACTTATCAGGTCAAATATGTTACAGCTCTGAATGATGTGGAAACAGCCAAGTAAGGAGTTTTAATTATGGCTACATATTTCGGATCAGATGGCAGTGTGAAGCTAGTTACAACTGGCGGAACCACTGCAACTGTTGGTGAATTGTTAAGTTGGACAGTCACCATGACTACAGACGCAGTTGAAAGCACTTCAATGGGTGATACTAATAGGACATTCCAAAAAGGTTTATCAACAGGCACGGCATCAATGTCATTATACTTGGACCCAGATAATGCGGTTCAACAGGACTTATTGCAAGGCGACACGATTGACGCTGAGTTCTTTATGGAAGGAACAGACAGCGGTGACACAAAGTATTCGGGCAGCTTTATCGTAACTTCTGTTGAGCGTGGCACAACTTTGGATGGTATTGCAACACTAAATACAGAGTTGCAGCTTACCGGCGCATTAACGATTGGAACGGTCTAATCAAATGTCATTAGCTGAAAAAATAGCGGCAAAGAGGGCAGAAAAAGAA